ATTTATTCGCATTTTTTATGGCAGAACTCAAAGATTTTACTACTAAAGAAAAATTAGCCGAAATATGGCGATCCTTGGATATTGACGAGGAGAGGCGGGCTGAGGCGCTTATTCATGCAGCATCTGCTCAGTTGCGGCTGATTGCTAAAAACAACAATATTGATCTGGATGAAATCATCGAAAACGACTCTAGTAAAGTATTTGCTGAGTCGGTAGGTTTTGTAGTGTTGTCAGCCGTGAAGCGTGCCATGCTGACGCCTGCGGATGCGCCACCAGCCACGCAATGGTCGCAGTCAGCAAGCCCATATTCAGAAAGCATGACATTTACTAATCCTGCTAGCGACTTATATTTTAAGAAAAGCGAACTACAGATGCTGGGGTTGAGTAAGATATCTGGTAAATCGCAGATTGGTTTATTGAGGGGAGTTAGGTGATGATACTGGATAATTGGGAGTGGGTTTATTCTCAGCTTAATAAATCGGTTAGCAAATATCCGTTTTATGAGGGTACATTCAGCTACAGCGACTACGAGACGAGTAAAATTGCACGATCAATTGCTAGGCAACATGTCGGCTGGGGCAGGCGTGCTGTTGAGATGCGCGCAAACAAAACGCGGTTTGATAGGTTTGAAAATGACACTATCGGACTGAACGAGATACTGGATGAATACAAGGTACGCGAGGCGTTCGATAACCTTAAAGAAGATATTCTGGTGTGTGGTATTGGCTTTCTGGCTCTGGCAGGTGACAAGGTGATGCCGTTTACTGCACTGGAGGCGACAGGCGTGTACGACTGGTATACGCAAAATCTGAAGTCTGGCGTGGCGGTATTCCGCCGCAGTAGCACACCGAGCGTTACTAATAGTCCCGACAGTTATATGCAGTTCTTTAGTGATAAAACTATAGTGTATGAGGACGAGGCTCTGAGCCAATACGATAATCGCACTGGACGACCGCTGATGACCATGTTGACACACAAGGCGACAACACGTCAACCGTTTGGTAGGACAGTGCTGGTCCGATCGTCTCGCGATGCATTAATTGACGCTAGCCGTACAGTTCGACAGGCTATTGTTGCGGCGTACCACTACAATACTAAGGTGGATATTTTGCTAGGTGTCGATAATGAGACGGACGTTGACGTAATCAAGTCGCAGACAGGCGATATCCTAAAAATTACGTCGAATGAGAACGGTCAGATACCGCAAGTAGCGCAATTTGCGCAGCACGCTATGGCACCGTTTAACGATTCGCTTTTGATGTCGGCGCGTAATTTTTGTGCTGATACGAAGCTGTCGTTGAATAATTTGGGGCTGTCAAGCAACGCACCGCAGTCGCCTGAATCGCTGGAGATTGTCGGCGATGATCTGCGCGAAGCGATCATTGAGTGGCAGAAAGAAATCGGTAATCAGCTTAAGCACTTCGCAATGACGTTGTGGATGCACAAGAATAACGTGACGAAAATAGACGATAATCTACGACAGAAGCTTGACGCTGTTTTACCGGTATGGTTGCCAATTTATCGGTCCGACATTAGTAAGTTTGGTGACGGCTTGAATAAGGTGGCGCAGGTAGCACCGGGCATCGTGATGCAGCGGTCGGTATGGCGTAATGCAGGATTATCGAGTAATGAAATTGATCAAGTTATCACGAGTATCGTTGATAATTTACATAACGATTCAAAAACTAAATAAATACTATAATTATGGCTTGTGATTTTGTAAAGTATGTATTATAATATGGGTACGTATACTTTTGACGGAGGGAATAAAAGGGTGACATATTACACCAAAAACGACGCAGGCGAATTTACAGAAGTCAACACAGACGATATGTTTAAGGAACGCCACGAGCGCTGGGTCAAGAACGAATCAGCAAAGATTCGTGAAGACGTAGAAAAATCAGTGCGTGACGAACTTACGAACACTATCACTGAGCGGGCTGAGAAAGACGCCAAGGAAAAATATCAACCTCAGATTGACGATTTGACGTCGAAGAACAAAGATTTAGAGACGACAATTCTACAGAAGACCATTGCCGCCGAGTATGGCTTCAAGCCTGGCACTGAGAAATATCTTGGTACTGGCACAGAGGAAGATATGCGCAAAGAAGCTGACAACCTGAAAGAGAAGTTTGGCGGCGGAGCAACCGCACCGAACCGACAACAACCAGGTAAAGCTAGCGCGATTCAGACGCGTACAGGTGTAAAGGTTACGATCTAATTAACCTAACTATTATCCAAGGAGGGTAATATTATGGCAGTAACTGATCTGCACACACTTGATATTGCTGAGCCGCTTGATAAGATGTTCTCAACTGGCGGCACTTTCTCAGGAGCTGTATTATCTTTAGTTCCTGAAACACCAACTATTAACATCGGCGAGAACAAGCCGTTTGTAATGGAAGGTCGCGCTCGCGGTGCGCTTGTCCACGAAGGCGGTGCGAAGCCTGACAACGGACGCAAGGTAGTATCTAAGCCGTTCACGACAGCGAAGCTGGTCTATTCGCAGCGCGTCACTGAAGAGTTTATGCGTTGGACAGAAGCAAAACAGGCTGACTTTATTAGCCGTTTAGTTGACAACTGGCTGACGAAGTCTCTGGGGCTAGACCTGGATACTATTGTGCTACATGGTATGAATCCGTCTACTGGCAAAGTTGACACTGAGCTAACTACCTACATGACTAAAGCTGGCTCAAGCATTCTAGTTCCGACAACCGGTACTACTGCAGCAACTCTTGATACAGACTTTGCTACGGCTGTAACAGAGCTGGCGGAGCAGAACATCAACGGTGTGGCTATTTCAAGTGATGCATCCAAGCTACTCTCGACAGTTATCGAGGGCAACCAGAAGAAATATCCAGAGTTGGGTGTGTTCGGCTTGAGTGGTAATATGTTGGCTGGAAAACCTGCTGCAACATCACCAGAAGTTGCGCGTGACAAGAAAACTAAGCTGGTGCTTGGTGACTGGAGCCAATTGCTTCTCGGCTTCGCTGGAGTAGCTGAATGGCGAGTTCACACTGCTGGTGACTTTGACAATACAGGCAAAGACTTGGCTGGACACAACCAAATTGGTAGCCGCATGGAGTTGCCGTTTGGCTTCCAAATTTTGGACACTAAGGCGTTTGCTGTTGTAAAGGCGGCGTAATATGGGCAACGACAAGAGCAATATTGCGATCGGTCTGCCTAACCCGAAAGGCGCTCTATATTGGGCGCCTCTGGGTACAGCGCTACCAACTGACGCCACCACACCACTCGCAAGCGAATTTGTGAATCTTGGTTATGTGACTGAAGATGGTTTGACTTCAACAACGGCAGAAGAGGGGGATGACATTAAAGCTTGGGGTCCTGAAACTGTCGCTCGCAACCAGACAAGCTACGGACGTAACTTTACGTTTAATTTGCTAGAGTCATCACGCGTATCAGTCTTGCAGTTCCGCTATGGTAAGGGCAATGTCAAGATTGAAACTGATGGCGCAATCACCATTGATGACACTGGTGAAATCTTACCTCACGGTGTGTTTGTCTGCGAGACCATCGAGACTAACAGTGGCGGGGTCCGACGTCACCGTCAAATCCTAGGCGACGCACAGTTTACTGATCGCTCTGGTGACATGACGTTCAACAACTCAGACGCTATCACCGTGCCAGTCTCCTTGACTGCGTATAAGTTTGCGGATGCCGCTGGTAAATTGGTTTACGTAAAGGAATACTACTCTAAGAAATCCTAGAGACTGGGAAGAGTACACGCAGAAAAACGACTTGCAAAATAGTCGTTTTTTTGTTATAATATGTAGTATGTAATTCTTATGGAGGGATAATATGGCGAGCGAGCCAAAAAAGACAGTTGAACTTTGGGATGGATACACGGTTGATGTTAATATGCAGCTAATGGACGACTTTGATTTCATTAGTGACTTATCTGAAGCGCACCGAACTGGCAATATCTCTGAGCTAGTGACTATGTACATGGCGTTGATTGGTGGTGATAAGGTTTATGATGACATTCGTGCTCATATCGAGAAAGAATATGGTTACTTCTCGCAGAAAGCGCTACTAGAGATTACGGCGAAGGTGGACGAATGCTTCCCAAAAGCTGGCAATCGAGCGCAGCGGCGTTCGTGGAAGAATTTAGTCTAGTTGAAGCTGATTTCCAACAGTATTACCATCTGAACTTATTAGAAGTTTGCCCGGATACTGATGGTCGTCGAAGCGGTTTCTTACGCTATGCTAGGCTATTTGAGAATTTGCCAGTAGAAAGCCGGATTTTCCGCAAGCTAGTGCCAGCAGCGAGCTGGACATGGCGCGATGAAACACTGAGCCAGATATTGCAGGAGCTGAATATACTCACAACATTGACTTATAATATGAACAAGCGCAAAACTGCTAAGCCTGCTAAGGCTATGAAGAAGTTTGAGCCAGAGTATGTTGCTGAAATGCGCAAACAGCTTGATAAAGATCGTAAGAAACAGCAAGCAGAAGAGCAGGACGACTTAAAAGATTTATGGCAACATCTGAACCCGAACGCGCAATATCAGGACTAGCTGATCAGTCTATCAAGAGCCTTAGCAATTTCAGCGTCGGTGAAGTTGATCGTTGATTTTTTCTTAATGAACAAGCGCAAACTGCGAACGACATCAGGTGACTTGATAGCTTTTCTCATGTTGTCTTCGGTCAATGCATCAAATCGTTTCCAATACTTATCCAGATCGCCTTTTAATACAGATTTCTTAGTAAGATTAACTAGGTGCTTAGCAGCAGTGCGGATTGTTGACAGATTTGTCAGGTCATATGCGAAGATACGCTGCGAGCGAATTGGCTTCTCAAAAATGACACGGTGCAACTCAATACAGCGACCATTTGTCAGAATGACCCAATCAACGCCTTCGTTTGAGGCATAGTCAACCGCTTGTTTTAAGTGCCGTTCATTTAGATCGATAGAAGTTGCTTTGGCTTCAACAATAAAATGAATCTTCTTATTTAATTGTACGACATAATCAACGTAGGTACCGCGTATCATGTGTTCAGTCTTTATTTCGTCAATCAGCGTGTATCCAAGCACGGTGCTGAGTAAACTATTGACCATCAATCGAGCTGTCGATTCATCAGCGTTGAGGTTTTCCTTTTTTGTTAAGTATTTTTTGCGATATTCGCGTAATGCTTTTTCACAAGCTTTCTCTTGAAATTCTGTAGACATAATATCCTCTTTTATCTTAAAACTTGCATTTATTGTAACAATAGTATACTCAAAATGCAAAATAATATACTATGTGATATTATGTAGATATGTCAAATGTAGATTTTGTTCTTGATAAATCTGGCGGTGCGGACATACTTCGCAACAACCCAGGCATAGCACAGATCCAGATGCAGAACATGAATCGTATTCTGGATACAGTGAGAGCACAATTTGTAGTGGAGTTTGGTTTTGAGGGCAACTTTGAGCTTATGACAGAGCCGACGGCATTTCGTCAACGAGTGATGATTAAGGCTGCTGACAAGCGGACTGCTGGCGCGTTGAAAACTAAGCCAGGTTGGTTGGGGTCTTTTGTCAAAAACCTCAGCATATGATATAATATAATCATTACAACGCCACGCTTGCGGCAAATGCGGATAAATAAACTATTTATTCGCATTTTTTATGGCAACTTCAATCGGTACAGCATGGATTCAGATAAAGCCCTCTCTCAAAGGGGTTTCTAACGACGTCAAGAAAGCACTTGGTGACGCTGGTGATGGTGCCAGTAATAACTTTGGTTCTAAATTTAAGAGCAGTTTTTTAGCGTCATCTAAAGCGGCTTTTGGTGAGGCGTTTTCAGAGTTTGGCAAACGGTCTGATGAAGCGTTCTCTAAATTTAAGTCACTAGCAGCTGGCGCGATGGTCGGACTGGGAGGTATTGCTACATATGCTGTTAAGCAGTTCGCTGAGTATGAGCAGCTTGTTGGTGGCGTGGAAACACTCTTCAAGAAGAATTCGGGTGAGGTGGTCCAATACGCCAAAAATGCATACAAAACAGCTCAGTTATCAGCTAATCAGTATATGGATACTGTTACGAGTTTTTCTGCGTCGCTATTACAGGGATTAAAGGGTGACACCGCTAAAGCCACGAAGATAGCAGACATGGCTATCACCGACATGGCTGACAATGCAAATAAAATGGGTACGTCGATGGAATCAATTCAGTACGCATATCAGGGATTTGCAAAGAACAACTATACCATGCTCGACAACTTGAAGCTTGGCTACGGCGGTACTGCAAGTGAGATGGCGCGCCTTATCAACGATAGTGGTGTGATGGGTAAGACGTTTAAGGCGACAGCTAAAAACGTCAGCAGTATTCCGTTTGATAAGGTTATCGAGGCTATACATAATATTCAAACTAAGCTTGATATTACTGGCACTTCAGCTAAGGAAGCGTCATCAACGATTAGCGGTAGTTTTAATGCTGCTAAAGCTGCTTTTGATAATATGCTGACGTCACTGGCTGATCCAAATGGTAATTTTGAAGAGTCGTTTAATATATTCCTAGCCAGCGCAAAGCAATTCTTACAGAATTTGGCACCAGTCATAAAAAGTATGCTGAAGACTGTTTTTGAGGAGATTAAAAAGCAATCGCCAGAATTGGCTCAGGGATTAAAAGACGCTGTGGATACAATTCGCAAGCTATTTGACTTTGCTAAAAACAACCCAGAGTTAATCGCCAATATTGTAAAGCTAGCTGTTGGATTCAAGGCTTTGCAGATAGCTACGGGCGGTGCGCGCTCGGCGCTTGATACACTAAAGCCGTGGTCAAAACTAGGTAAGGGTATTTTTACTGGCGTTATTGGTGGTGCTCAGACGCTGATAGGTAAATTCAAAGATCTGAAGGCTGCTAAAGGTTCCGTTGATGCTGTGACGAAAACAATGGAGGGCGCTGGCAGTGCAGTCGGCACATCTGCTGACACGGTAGCTGGTGGCGTAGATAAGCTATCGTCTGCGGTAAAAAAATCGCCTAAGGAGTTTACCTTTGGCAAGAGTATGGCTAATTTCTTTAAGGAAATGGGGACTTTGGCTGGTGGAGCTGTGCAGGGTGCTTGGAAGCCAGTAACAGAATTCTTCAAGGGTGCAGGCGAGACTGTTGCCGGATTCTTTAAGGCGTTGGCGTCGCCGGATGTACTGGTGGGTGTGCTGTCATTCACTGCAGCCGCTGCCGGTGTGGCAGCCGCAATCCTGCTAATCGGCGGTGCGCTTGGTATCGTTTCGCCAGGGCTGAGAGATTTTCTGAATATGGTAGTAATCCCGCTGGCAGCCTTTTTGGTAGGCACGTTTTTGGTCGTGCTGGCTGCGGTTACTACCACTATAATCAGACTAACTAATGAAGCTGTCATACCGCTTACAAACGCAGTAGCTGGCGGTCTTACAAGTGTGTTCAACTCAATCGGCGGCGTAATTGAGAGCGCTGGTAATGCTATATCACGGGTGGTGGATTCCATATCGAATGGAATATCTAGAATAATCAACTCTATCGCTAACTTGATCAGTTCTGTTGGAGGGCAAGACTGGTACGGTACTGGCTACGGAATCACACGCAACTTTACCGCTGGCTTGTTAGATGGCATGATTGACTTGCTGCAGGATTCGCTGAATAAAGTGATTAACAATATTATCAATATTCCTGGTATCGGTAATGCTCTAAAAGCAGTTGGCGTAAAGGCTAACCCAGTCAATTTATCCGGCTTTAAGCTGGGTAAGCGTGCACAGGGTGGAGCAGTATTCGGTCCTGGTGGTCCAACTAGCGATTCAATTCCAATGCTGCTGTCAAATGGCGAGTATGTCATTAGGGCGTCATCTGCGCGCAAGATTGGCTACGACAAGCTGAACGACATAAACAGGACTGGTAGCGCTGGCAATACGCTATATCAGACTATTAACATCAACGGCTATAATCGTGATCCAAAAGAGCTTGCTGACGAAATTAGTAAAATAATCGCCTTACAAAAAGGGAGGGTGATGGGATGATAACCTTGCGTGGTAAATTTAGCTTGGTAGCGGTAGTAAGAGATGATGGTGAGCGTCTTGATCTTACTGGTTCTGAAATAAGGCTGAGCGCCGACAATAGCTTACTGCAACGACCAGACCTCGATACTTCAGACATAGACTACACCGATACTGATGGCGGCGAAATGATTCGTCAGCGACTGTCTACTTACACTCAATCGATCAATGGACTGATCTTGCCTAAAGAGAGTGGCTTCTGGAAGCTATACAGTATGATTAGTAGCTTTTTTGCAGCCAATCATACATTTACTTTGGTTTATGGAAAACGAGACGGTCAGCTATTTGCTATTAAAGGGGCTTGGCGGAGTAGCAGCTTAGATTTGCCTGTGCCAGCAGATGAAGGCAATACGACATTTTCAACCGAATTCAAAGTAGGCAACTCAGTCTTGTTCGAATATTCTGAAGACAGTAGCGGTCATGAAGTGTATTCAAATAACGTAAAGCTGGGACGTGTCTCAGCCGCAACTGGCGGTGAGGTATGGGACAGCAAGGGGCAAGTTTATGATGCAGTTGGCGAGGTTTGGACTGGTGCAAGTGGTGGGCTGAGCAGCGTGTTTGTTTCGTCGACTGTTAAGGTCTATCCTGTTTGGGCTTTACGAGGTCCTGCTGTTAATCCATCAATCCAGAATAATACGACAGACACATCAGCGACTTATCGCGGCAGTATATCATCAACCCAGACGCTTGTCGTTGATTTTTCGACCGGCGAGGCGCGACTAAACGATGCTATCGTTTCGAGGAATGTCATTGGTCAGTTGTCAATCGCTCCGGGAAATAATTTAGTTGGATTTGATGTGGAGGGTGGTGAAGCTACAACATCAGAGCTGGAGTGGAATAATGTTATTGGCTAATTCAGATGAAAAACACAAGCTACTTCTGTATGTTGGCGATACGCTAATTGGCGACTTCAATAAGTTTGCTCAAAATCGAGCGCTGAGCGAGGCGTTAAAAAGTGAATCAGATTCAGCGACAGCTGATCAGTTTACTTTTAGTATCAGCTGGTCTAAATTCAAAAAACATGCAAAAATACGACTAGACGACAACCCAGAATCTTTACTGCGTGTCGGTAAAACTCATATGGTATTTTTAGTTGACGGATTACCTCGCTTTTCTGGATTTTTGGCGACTAGACCAGCACGTAGCGGTTATGGATCTGATCAGCAGCTAGACTTAAAGTTCTTTGAACACTTTGCAAGGCTAAGCGGCGATTTGGTGTGTGATAAGAATAACACACAATCACCTCACCGCACCTTTTCAAATACACCTGGACATATCTTTGCTCAAAGCTTGATTAGCGAGTTTATCACAAGAGCGAAAAATGCTGGCGAGAATATCAGATGGAAATTTGGCATTGTGAATGAGCTTAGGTTGAAAACCGTTGAATATAATGATTTTCAGACGGTTAGCAAGGCGCTATGCGACGCAATGAATAATGAAACAGGAACTGGAAAGTTTGACGTGGTTTTTCGTGTCAATCCAGACAATCATAACGAGCAGATTATTGATATTCTTAAGCCTCGCGGTCGTCGTAAAAACATCATCATAAAATATCCGAGTGATGGAGTTTATAAATTATGGGCGAGTGGTTATGCAGTTGAAGAGTCTGCTGATTATGCTAGTGATGTGCTGGTGGCTGGTAATGGGCAGGTTGGTAATCCTGAAGCGGGCGAGGACACTGCCGAGCTTGCCAGTGCTAGCAATCACGCGGCTGTTCAAGACAACTGCTACTGGCGAGTTTATGAAACACAATCAAACCTCAAGTCTCAAGCGGCAGTTGCAGAGTATGCTCAAAAATCTTTAGCACAGCGCAGCTTCGATTCGTTAGTTCCACAGATAAAATTGGTGGGTCGCCCTATTATCTGGGGTGATTCAGCTAACGAAAATAATGGATTGGCGCTTGGCGATGAGTTTAGGTTTCAGGAAGAGAACGATGATGGCGGCGACTTCAGTGGTTGGATGCGGATAATTGCGATGGAAACGAATTGGGATAATCAAGGTGTTGCTACTGTGACGCCACGTCTGAAAAGGGTTGAGTAATGTTCAATGATAATATTACGCGCCGCCTGATGGCAATCGAAAGTGAGCAGAGAGCTCAGAAAGTTGCTGCACCATTAAATTATGGACAGCTAACGCAGGGCAGTTTACCGACCGCTGTTTGGAGCGGTTTTATTAGCCAATACCTGGCGCCGGACAAAACAGCCGTGGCGGAGTGGGAAATCATTTTTCGTCGAACTGACGGAGTCAAAAAACCGCCTCTGGTGCAGCTGTCATACGATCATGATCAAAATCTTCATACATACCAAGGTGCGACAGGTAGAGATCCAAACGCTGATGATGAATACGGTTGGTGGTCACAGGTTAAAGAGATTGGCGAAGATTATGTTAAGTTCGCGATAATTATAGATGGATCTGCGTGGTTTTTCCCAGACCGCGATGGCGCCCACTGTGATTTAACCGTGCAGGCGATATCGCCTGTCGCTGGGACTTTGTCGATGAGGAGAGTTCAATGAATCTTGAAAAGTGGTTAGATAAGCTGGAGCGCGAATCGAAGGCTCTTAAGCAAGGCTTTTATCAAGCAGCGACTAAAATTCCGCTATACTCTCGCAGCGGAAAAATAACAACTATACCAAATCGGCTATCCGGCTATTGGAGTGTTCCTACTAATAGCACTGAAAGGGTTTTAGTGACATTAACCACTAAAAAAAGAATTCCTACAATCGCTCAGTTAGAGCTGAAGGCTAGTTCAGGCTCGGTTTCTCGTGTAAGGCGCACAAATTATGCTTATGGTGCTCAGTGGGTAATTTATCGATATGGGCTTGATCCGTGGCAGCCTACTACTTATGATGTCGTTGTTCATTCGATGCTTGATGGTGATTTAACGTTGAAAAATATAGGAGCATAAGTGGTATGAATGTAGAATCAAGGATTAGAGCGCTTGAAAATGAAAATAATGCCAGGAAAGTTATATATCCAGTCGCAGCTTCGTTGGTCGACTTTATTCTGCAGGTTTCACAGGTATTTCATGTTCGCGGTGGCGGGAATAGTATAATTGACGTGGTGATTAAATTTGTTCCGGACATTAAGCCAAAAGACGGTCCTCTGTTTGTAGATTTATTTCCGCAGGTGTCAGCCAACGCTGATTTTTCAACACAATTTCCAAAAATGACTTTTTACCAGTTACCTCAATCCGATGGCGAAGCAGCAGTGATGCTTGGAATTGTTGCGCCAGCTGTAGAGGTCGATTTCTATATTCGCGTCATTGCTACAGGCTCAACGCGAGGGAAATTTACTAAAGTATAAAATAATGATATAATAACCACAGATAAATAATCACGTCACGCTTACGGTAAACTGCGGTAATTCAATTAAGAGGAGAATTATGGCTTTTACTAATCCAGGAAAAATTGTTAGATTACGTTCTCGTCCGAACGGTCGTGGCAGTGTGTATGAAGCGAATATGTGGGCACAGCAGCATTCTGACGGGCTGTTTTCGGGGCGTGGAGTTATTAGAAATACTGTAGCCGACATGAATGTGCTTGTGGGGGGAACAACCGATAACCCAGATGTCGTGCTAGGCAAGTTGCCAAGCGGCTTTTTGATTGCGCTTGATATCGTCGGTCAGCAGGTTATTAGAATTACCACACCAAGTTCTAACAAACGCATTGCAAGTGTCGTGGCTTATTCTGACAACATCGCACTAAACTCTACAGACACTAATACTACAGGTTCGCCGTCATCATGCGGTTTAATCGTTGTTTATGGTTCTACTTCTGCGACACCAGTGGCGCCAACTGAATCTCAGATTAGGCAGGCTGTGACGCAAGACGGCGCTACTGGCTCGCAGGCTGTTGTTGCGGTCATCGCTAATATTACAACCGAATCTTCCACGACTACAATTACAGATGAGATGATTGCCATTAATTACGGCAAGTTTATGCCGCATAATATAGACTTTACGACAATGCCTATGTTTGCAGCTACTACCTCAAAATGGGACACTCTTGCGGGTGGGGGTGTATCAATCGTAAATTATAATACGGTAGAGTACGATACTGCCAAAATGTTTAATAAAAGTACTCATCAAGCCACCGTGCCAGTGAGCGGTATTTACACAATCTCAGCTAAAGCAGCTGTAACATCAGCTGGCTATGGTCAGTTAGCTACTGCTACTGTTATGATTTACAAGAACGGCGCAATGCTAGAGGAAATGACACGAGTGGCTGGTAGTGGTAACGGCTTGACTTTAATGCGTTTATCTCATACGTTTGATGTGCTTCTTAAGAAGGGTGATGTCATTGATGTACGAGCATACTGTTCTGAAAGCCGTGATTATGGAGGACCATCCACACATAGCCGATTTTCAATGAGATTTGTTGGGGTTAATAATACTTCTGGCGATTAAACATCTTCTTATTTCTTCGTGTATAAAATAGTCATTGTTACTGTACCAACGCTTCTTGTCTGATAGCGTAATACTTGGGCGTTGTTCCAGTTAGCAAATTTTAATTGGAAATATTGAAGAGATGGTGCCGATGGGTTTGTGTAGCTATTTGGGTATCTCTCTCCATTTGGCATGTTTAAGATAGCATCTAGCGAGATTAGAGTGTCTATATAGCTAAAGTTTTCATTATTAGCACCAGTTTCTTCCGCACCAGATCCTGTCGTGTTAAAGGTTATAGATTTTTGATAAATGGATTTTCCATTAACCCATTTTTTGCCAGTGTCTTGCTCAGTGGTCGTGTATTTATTGCCAGGCATTGTCGTAAAGTCTATACTGTGCGACAAATCAAGCTGACCCTTGATGTTTATGAGAAATGATATTATAATATAAATATATCACGTCACGCTTACGGTAAACTGCGGGAATTTCAACTAATAATTTGAATAACCGCAGTTTTTTTATGAACGAACAACCAGAAGTATCAGCAAAAGAATTTGGAGCGTTACAAGCTAAGGTCGAATACATTAAGGATGGCGTAGACAAGCATACTGTCATGCTAGAGCGAATTGAAAATATCGCACGAGCAAATGTTACTCAATCACAACTCAAAACATACATTGCCGAGCACGAAAAAGAGTCAGAAGAGAAATACGTCAAACGTACTGAAATTGAAGGTGTGATGAATTTTTGGAGCCTGGTAACAAGCAACCTAGCGAAATTATTCGCAATTGCACTTGTAGGTTTGGCGATTTATGCAACCAATAACCTTATCCAGCAAAATAAAGCTGTTACAGAATTACAAGAAGAAGTTCAACAATCTCAAGTGAAAAGGAGGTGATATGCCAGTTCGACAAACCTACAATCCAAATCTAAATGTCGGCGCTCAGAGCGGGTGGTGCCTACAATATGTAGATGATGCGATTAGCTCACTAACTCGCTCACCGAACGCTCAAACAGCATACTTAAACGAATTAAATGCAGGTCGTATAAATACAGGTCCTGCACCTGTTGGTGTTTGGGTGGTTGGATTTTTGGGCTTTTCAAGAGGTCAGTATACAGAAGATGGGCATGTATTCTTAATGCGAAAGCGCGAGGATGGCTCAATCGAAATCCACGACAGTGAAGTTCACAGTGGTGCAAGAGGGATTTACAACAGCATTGAAGAACTGATGAACTGGATGGGAAATTATGGACCAGATTATCTTGGTTACTCGTACTGTTGCGACGGCAGATGTATTGCCGAAGATTACGACGAAACTCAGCCGACAGACAGGAAACTGGAAGAAGACGGCAACGCTCGCGACGAAGCTAACACAAATTCAGCTATTTTTCAGGAATTGGAAAAAGGCGATGTCATTGCGATGAAAGGTTATGTTACAAACGGTCAACCAATCGCTGGAGATACTGTTTGGTACGTTACGGCTCGTAGTGGAAAATATATGAGTCGTCAGTTATTCGAGGACAAGGACTTGCACGATTTGCCAGATTTGACACCTCAATCTGCACCTCAACCAAAGCCAGAAGAACCACAAGAAGACTACAGCAAGATTATATTAGATGTTTCAAATCATCAAGATGACGCTATTGTAAATCATTTTCATAAGTTTGCTGGCGTTATTCTTAAAGCTGGACACGTCGGTCAATCGTTCGGTGGAGATGCGAATAAGATTGACCCTAAACTGGTCAAATTCGCTAAAGCTGCAGGAGACAAGCTGCTAGGCATTTACTGGTTGCCATATTTCTCAACTGAAGAAGAAGTTAAGATGGAGGCTGAAAGGTTCGTGGAGGCTCAAAAATTAGTCAACGCACCTCTATTATTCGTCGACTTAGAGCCAGATTTTGGGGGAACAGTCGAGCAATTGAAACTATTTAAGAACCTAGTTCTACAGAAAACTGGAAAGCAGGTATTCACTTATGCAGGTGAAGCTATTATTCAGAAATTGGGGCTAGAACGTGTAGACTGGTATCCGAATTACGGAACTAAAGACAATTACGCACACGGCTCGCTAATCCATCAGTTTACCGATACCGGCAAAATTGATGGCTATGGTGGCAATCTGGATTTTTCGACGGCTAGAGTATCAATTGACGAGCTCGAGGCATTGGGTAAAATAACCACACCAATACCACCAGAAGAGCCAGAATCACCAAAACCAAGTGAACCGTATACAAAGCCATCTGAACCAGAGAAACCACAGGAAGTGCCAAATAATAAATCAGAGGAGGAAAAAATGGCAACACCAGCACTTACAAAAGAAGACATCGAAGCAATCGAAAAAGTAACCTCCGAAGAAGCTAAGCTAGCACAAGGACTAGCTGAGACAGATGAGGCTCAGGAGATCATCAAAGGTATCAGTAAACGAACCAAGCTAGTTGTGTATATTATCGGCGACCTGCTCTTGGGTGCAAGTGCAATTGCACCACAAGTAGCAATTGCTGTACTATCTGGCGACCCATACGTCAAGATTAACGCTATCAGCGGCGCTTTAGCTACGGCTGGCTTGTTCTTGCTAACTATGTTTGGTATTTACAAAAACGGCAAGAATAAATAATCTAACGCTAGTTTATGAGCTGTTCGGAAATCCCGAACAGTTGAAAGAAATCTATGATATAATTAGATTACGGTCTAAGCCGTTTGATTATCAGAATAAAAAACTACTACTTTAACTACTACTTTTGATCGAGGGTAGTTTTTTATTTGGTAAAATTAAACTGTGTTAAAACGTATTATCATCAGGCTGTATAAAGAATATCGCTATGTATTCTACGGGAAGTGAGTTTTCCACAGGTTTAACAAAAAATCTCTGACTTTTTTAATAAAAACCCTTGCATTTAGCTAAGTAGTTAGCTATAATAAAGACAGTGGTAAGGGGATCACCAGAACATTTACAATCAGGCGGCTAGAAAGGAGAAAGCTATGAAGATAGTATTCTGGAAGTTCGAAATTGAACTCCAAATAGAAATCGCCCTCCGAAAAAGGCGATAACTAGATTGCCTATAAATATTAGCATATCCTAAAATAAAAATCAAACACCCCTTACCACCCCGCCTGATAGAAAGGAAATTGGCAAAAATGTCAATGAAATCACAAAATATCACAGAACTAAGCGAGGCTGAGTTTATTTATGAACTAACCCGCAACGGCAGCCGTGCTAATCAAAGCCCGCTGCAATGGACGCACGATTGGCTGAAGGCGCACGGAGCCAGCACTAAGCCTCTAAGTAATCTTGGCGATTGGAGCGGCGCGACAAATCGAGCTGACGCCTTATTAGAACATAAAGCGGATATCATCGGTTGTATTAACGCTATTATTGGAGCTAAACGTTCGTTTGGTGGTCGAAAATCATCTAACAATATGACACCTGAGCAACGCCGTGAGCGCGCTAAAAAGGCAGCGGCTGCCAGCGCAGCAGTGCGAGCTAAAAAAGTCTAAGAAAAATCATAAAAACCCTTGCAATTAGCTAACTAGTTTGCTATACTAAAGACAGTTAGATAAGAAGCGGCGCAACTAAGAATTAAGGCGTGACGGCACAACCCTCTAACTAGCGACTAAACTAATCTCTCGAAAGGAGAAAAACAATGAAAAACTACATCCGAGTAACTAGCGAATTTACAGCAGGCGGAATTCAAATGAACATCTTCATTTACGACAGCTCAGACTTAAACAACCAACAGCTAATCGATAAAATGCGCGGCTTGCGAAATAAAAACGCTAAGAAACTAAACTTATTCTTAGACAAGTACAGTGACGCTGAGCCATTCGATGGGTTTGAGGTCATAAACGAACCGGCAGGAGCACGAACTAAGAATTTGATAAAAGAAATCCGAGAATACTTACAATAGAAATTACGCCCAGCCCGAGGCGAAAATCGGGCAGAGAGGTCTTATGAAACACGACTTAAACAATTTAACAGAACGATTGAAGTTCAATCGCTAACACAACTTGTCGTTTGATAGTTCTGATCTAATAGAAGAAGTGAACGAGGATATCGAGCTTTATAGTAGTAGTGCGCTAGTTACAGTTTGGTGCGACCCTAAAGATAATTTTGTGAAGGATTATTTTGTAATCAATACTGAAAAAGTCGGTCCAGAAGAGCAAGCCGCAATTAATGCTGATAAAATCGAGTTTTCAAAAGACAAGAACTCTGACGACATCTACATTATAACCCTGTTAGAGTTAATGGACGTCTTAGAATATCAGAGCAGGATTGTATGAAAATATCGCGGATATTGCGAGATCTGAAAAATAATGCTACAATTTGAGTACTAGTTTAGTCGCTAGTTGTGAGATACGATCCGCCTTGAAAAAGGCGGATTCTCTTTATATGTGGAAAACTCTGAAAAATGGGGGCGGGTTTTTGATGTCTTGACTTTTATTCAAATATTTGCAATACTAGTAGTGATCACACATCAGGCATGCCCTCGCAAGAGGGTCCTATTAGTCCCTCGCCAGCGCGTTAGTCTGGAGGGGGATTTTTTATATTCCCAAAAAATAGGATTTTTCTGTCAAGCCCTTAGCACTACGGACTTGTGGAAAACTACTCGGAAACGTAAAACGCCAGGGCTAGTAATGGTGCTAGTTAGCTTTTGGCTTAAAATTTGGAGGGTTAACAGAGGTGAAAACCACTAATATTAATTCTAATGCTAATGCAAAAAAGTTTCATAGAAACTATAATTCTAATTCTAATACTAATATTAGTCGTGATAAGTATGCTAAATCCAAGCAAATAGAGAATATGGCGACTAGATTATGTCAGATGTTTGGGAATGAACAATACTTCGCATTTTACTGTAAAGTGTTTTGGAAATTACCAGAAGCTACCGTTTGGCAATTAGCAGAAACTGCACTGGAAGCAAAACAAACTCCAGGACGATTATTTACGTATTTATGTAAAAAGGCAGGCGTATGACATTTGACGCTAAAGCAGCCAGACGTAAACTTATTGAACGGATTAATAAGGCTAAAACAGATCGAGAACAACTTAGACTATTACGCAAGAATAAAAATGGCTGTGAACACGAATGGAAGGCGTACAAACAGATTATCAAGATTGATCATTTTGCTACTGTCATGAGGGGTCAAATACGTAAATATAGCGGTCCAACTTCACCGTATTTTATAGTTAAAGGATGTCATAAATGTCATGAAAAGCATTACATTGACTTAAAAAATCTGTAAAATAGAACAATTGGGGCGTAAAGGTTACAAATTAAGCCTAAGTCACTCTAAGGAGAGAAGAATGACCGCACCAATTCTATCAATCACAACATCAAGAGCTACTGTAATAAGTGAATTACAGAAAATAGATGAAGTACTAGACGTAGAATATCAGACAGAGAACATCAGAGAGCTAGCGTTTCAATTTATTCATTATTCAGCAATAGTCGAAGATATGTCACCAGCTACAGTAGCTACTAGAGTAGTACGTCTTAAACAATTTGTTAATTTCTGTGACGAATTACACAAAACTAATATAACCGAGCTGTCGCTTAGATGGCTCGATTTTTATTTTTATGAATACAGAAAAACTCACGCAGCTTCAACTACAAACTCAACAAAACGAGTAATAAAAGCATTTTTCAAATGGTGCAATGAACATATGAATCTAGACTGTATTAATTCTGAGCTTATTAAGTCACGTAAGAACGCTAAACCACGACCAAGATATATACAACATCATGTTATACAACTAGTACTCAACAGGACGTCAAATAACGCGAAAGAGCGACACATAAACATGCTAATAGATTTTGCATACGACACTGGATTGCGTATTTCAGAGATTGCTAATGTTAGCTATAGAGATATAGACGGATTGAACTTATACGTAAAGGGTAAAGGCTCTAAGGATCGCACAGTATTCCTAACTAAACGATTAAAAGATAAGATAGATGAATTCGCGACAGACTACAACCGATTATCTGGTCCTCTATTCAAAGTGAATGATAAAACTGCCAGAGTGCAGCTACAGCGGGCTTTTAAGAAGTATGCTGGAATCCATATGACGCCTCATCAATTACGTCACAGCTTCGCCATTCGATTGCTAATTGCTGGCTGTGACCTGGTGACTATACAGAAATTATTGGGGCACAGCGATATCTCGACGGTCCAAATATATCTTCAAATTAAAGATGAGTTGGCTGAAAGTCAGTTCTATAAAGCTATGAATAAAGCTCAAGGCTATTGACATATTTAACCGACTTTGCTATACTAAGGGCAGTTGAGAAGAGCAATTGCCCTTCCAGGTATTTTTACACCAATAACTCTTATGGCTCTCTACCAGCTAAAAGGTACAGCAGCCAGGAATTGTACCACTAAAACAAAACTGTTGTGGTGGACAGTCGTAGTTATGGGGAGGCGCACCTCACCAAGTTCCTACGATTGAAATAAGTTGCGGGTACGCTTCTTGAGAGCTGTGGGGTTTTTTTTTTGTTGTATAGCAAACCCCGCTGGAAGTAGAGAGCCAGCGGGTTTTTCTGTTTTGCTTTGTTTCTCTTGTAGAGCATGCCTGACGTGTGATTAGACATGCTGTTGAGCGAAATAAAGTACATTAACAACGTAGCACGAAATTGAGATTAAGCTGATATCAGAAGCTGAAGTCTTTTAATCATCCGGAGAAATAAATGGATTAGTCTTGACGGAGATGATTGAAAGATGAGCGAGGGAGATTGTAGGCAAATTCTTAATAGATGTTACTTTGGCTTTATATAAGAATAAATGAGCAGCCAGTGGTGGATGTGTGTCTACCACTTATGTAGTGTTAATTTTATACCCAAAAACTAACATTTTTCGTCTTACTTTTACTCGCGTAATTGAAATCGAAATGTCAACGTGTCCACCGCTGGCTGCTTAGAAGAAATTAATAAAAAGGAGAAAAAAATGAAAAAACTTAATATTGAAACTATCAAAACTATCATCATTACGATTTTAATTACAGGTATTATCGCTTTTATCGGCGGTATGCAATATCAGAAAAACCAAACTGAACAAGTGAAAACTGAAGCTGCGACAATCGTTAAAAACGTGAAAGTTGAAGTGTCAAAACAGTAGCAACGGAAAAGCGGCAACCGTTGCTACCACAAACTGCCGCAAAGGTTGAAGCCTCGCCTGCACCTCAAAAACCTGCTGTGGAGGCAGGGCGTGTAGGCGGCTGCGAAAGGTTTCAACCCTTACTTGAGAAATACGATTGGGACGTACGCACTATGTTAGCGATTATGAGAGCTGAAAGCGGATGCGATCCGAATGTGACAGGCGATACAAGCCTGACATTTATACAAAACGGTCGAATATACGGCTATTCAGTTTCTCTATTCCAAGTACGGGTACTGCCAGGACGTGAAGCCTGTGACAGTCACGATCCAGCGACAAACATATCCTGTGCATACAGGGTTTGGAAGTCGCAAGGGTATAAAGCTTGGTCAGTGTATACGAGCGGAAAATATCTCAAATATCTATAAGAAACGGAGGGGTAAAATGGATGATCCATTTACGATATGGTCAGACGATCTTGTGCCTGGAATGTTAGCCAGGACTATCGTAAAAGATGAGCAGCGCGTCATCGAATTTGATTTGATGGGACATGCAAAAGCCATAGTTGGTGTTGGTAGACATAGCAATGGCAAAAAATGGGCTACAATTTACGAACACGAAGCCGAAAATGATTTGCAAGAAATGGTCCTATTACAGTCAATCTTCTATCACTACAAAGTGCATGGCTTTGATTGCGGATATTCGTTTGCTGGTACAACAAAACTAAAAGGTATTCTTTATCGCATCGGGCTTAAAGAAAGAGAGGAATACAAAGGTGTTTATGATCTTGAAAAAATAAAACTACTGTTTAAGCCAGAAGATTCTTTTTCTGACACCAAAGACGTATTTCAGAGTAAATTGTTTAATCGTCATATTTATTTTGTTCAGTGGTTTGATTACAAAGGTCGTATGCGAAGAATTTATTGTCAAAACCGTCGAGCAGCCCGATTGGTGAAGAAGTCTCATAAACGACATCATGCCGAAATTATAGAAATCGTATTGGATAGGGGCTATATCTTAAGAGAGAGGATTGTGTATTAAAAATGGATAACAATAAAGATTTTGCTGATAAAATACAGTATTTTGCAGCGGGTGTTTTAGTTTGGGTTATTGGCTTATAGATATTGAGAGAAAAGAATGTACATACTGATTTGGATACTATTCATAGCACTAATTCTAATTCTTGTAGCTATTTCAGAACGCGAAATAGCCAAACAAGATGCGGAATGGATGAAAGAGGAGAAGAAATGGAGAAAGAAGTAAAACCTTACTACGAAGATGACTCTCAGTCATTAGACGAGGTAGACACAGTAGACTTGCTGGAGATGAAAGAGGGTGCGTTAAACGACCTGAACGAGAGCGAGCGAACTATTCATCGTATAAATCAGATATTAGCTAGCCGTGCAATTTATGCCACGCAGTTGGAGCTATTTTAAGGAGAGATATGAAACGTTATAAACTTCTAAAAGATTTACCAACATTCAAAGCAGGACAATTAGCATATATCTCTAAAACAGGAAATCTTATTGCTGGTACTCCAGAAAACCAAAAGACCACAGAAACGGGCTTAATAATAATGATTTACCACGAAACTACCCTGAAAAAGTTTCCAAATATTCTCACAGAGTGGTTTGAGGAAATCTAAGAACCGACAGACAGTATTCACTGGGAGCCTAAGCACGGCGCTGAGTATTTTTGGATTGATGAATGTGGAAGCATATTGCCAGGTACCTTTTACAGAGATTCCCTGTATGACCAGCAACGACTTACCTTTGGCAATGTTTATCGCACTGAAAAAGAAGCCGAAAAGGCTAGAGACCGAAGATTAGCTAAAGTCAGACTGCGCCGAACGTCAAACTTTAAGCCAGATTTTAAGAATGGAAAAGGCGGCTGGATGGTCTATTATGACCATGGATGTGAAACGCTCGCCGTGTGTGAACTTGATTACTATGATGATGGAGAAATCGTACGTTACAAAACCAGAGCAGAAGCTGAAAAATCCATCAAAGAAAATGAGCAAGATTGGAAGATTTATTTTGGAATTAAGGAGGACTAATGGCTGGAACTAAAATTGGCGGACTAAAAGCCGCTCAGAAAAACCTAGCAAGCAACCCTAACTTTTATGCAGAAATCGGACGAAAGGGTGGCTCTGCTACATTCGCAAGTCACGGAAGTTACAAGGGATTTGCACAAGATATTGAATGCGATTGCGACTTAATCGAAGGCACTCACTTTGTGAAGAAATGTGCTGGTAAAAGAGGCGGTCGTATAAGCAAACGTAAATAAACGGGTACAAATTGTACCCTGTAGAAACCATTTTGAGGAAGTCCTCAAAATGAGATAGAACATTAACATCGACCGCAGAACTGGACAGATGATATGCACAACCTCTATTCTGGTGCACTATATTCTAGCTAGACGTAGTGTTCGACTGAAAAACCGTGAAACGTTGTGAGTCGGTTCCTATAATCGCAGTGCAACGTGTATCGTCTGTTCAACTGGTAGCACCAACGCACCTTTTTTGTTTACCTGGAAAAAATTGTATGCCTATTTTTCTATTCTACACAACTATCATTTGGTGCTATCAACTGGCGACATCAAGCCTTAAAGTAATTAATCAATGATATACACTCACTTGGTGTCGCCTTGCCCCAGTTCTGCGGTTGAAATTACTAACTACAAATAAGCGAGAATAAAATAACAGGGGTGGAACTACTAAAAGTTATGCCTCGTATAAATAAAGGAGATGTCAATGATTTACGGAGTCAATGTTCGAATAGTAAAAGAGGGTACTGTTTTTGTTGAGGCAAAAACTGAGGATGAAGCCGAAAGGATTGCTACGAGTGATAGCGTTATATCGAAACCAGGTTTTGCTGACATTATAGAGTACTACGCTGATGACATTTATAACGCTGATAGCATTGTTGATAAATCAGAGATTGAAATTATCAAGGCGGAGGACGTGCTATGACAAGCAATGGCTATTACCCTAAAAAACTAATTTATCTCGGCGACAACACTGAAAACCGAAAAGCAATCCTAGTGTCTGTGCCAAATGAGTTTACCGATGCTGTACTTGAAACTATAGAACTTGGTGCAACCGCCTTTGAAGACAAATATCATCAAGTAGCCGCCGCTTGCGGAGCGGAGTTTATAGACGTCAACGACATTAAGATTATTGGTCAAGATAATCGACCAACAATCAACAACCTAAGGAAATCTAATGCGTGATATTAAGTTCAGGATTTGGGACGGAGTTAAGAATGAATGGCTTGCCTCAAGCAATAAGGACGCTCTGCCATATTATGGATTTGCCTTGGTCGGTGAAGTTATGACTGTCCAATCACCACCAATTTGGTCACTTGATGAAGGTAATATTGTCGAGCAATTCACAGGGTTAAAAGACATAAACGGTACAGAGATTTTTGAGGGCGATATCGTTAAATACTATCCCCACCACAGGGGTGTTCCATATAGAGTTTACTGGGCTGATAAGTCTGCCAAATTTCTCATAGGTCGCGATGGCGTGATTGGTCAAAGTTTCTCTGATATTATGCACAACTTGAATACAGGTCGTATTGCATTAGAGATTGTTGGCAATATTCACGAAAATCCTGAGTTGCTGGAGGAGAAATGATGACGAAGGTTAACTTCGATATCGCAGGTCAAGTGCCTAGTAAGAAAAATAATAAACGGATTTTGAAAAATTCACGCACTGGTAATAGATTTATTGCCAACAGCGAAAAATTTAACAATTGGCACGAGGCAGCTATGAAAGAGATATGTCTTTCCTCTAAGGCTCGTAAGTTTAGAAACGTGAAATGGGAGGGTCCCCTAGAAGTAATGATGGTTTTTTATAATAAAGACAGAATCCGTCACGATCTCGATAACATGGCAAGTAGCATACTCGACCTGCTAGTTGATGCTGGTTATTTAGAAGATGATTGCTGTGGAATAGTTAACCGCCTGATAATAAGTTTTGGCGGTGTTGATAGAAAAAATCCTCGCGTGGAGGTGACTATAACAGAGCTGGCGGAATAGCTGATTTATGTTATAATAATAAAAGTTATATTGGAGGGCAGTCGTATGAATTTGGAAGGCACTGAAAATTATGGCTATGATGAATGGTTAGAGTTTTTTAGAAAAATACCTGCTGCTGAACTGATTGATTCTATAGAAGAACTAAAAGCGAGACTTCCTGGCGATGGATATGCGGCTGCTATGCGCTGGATTGATATCTTCGATAATCCTGGCAAAATGGACAAACTTTATAAGGGCAGACTCGACAAAGAGATTGAAACCGATATTATGGATCTTGCAATCGGTGATGATGACGAGAAGTTTTATGAGAGCTTGATTCGCCAAAATGTTGAGCAGCTTACCTCGTCAAGTATTTCACAACAAGAAGTGGCGAGGTTGTCCCAGAATATTAATATTTTTAGAAAAGAACTGCAGAATATTCGGTCCCGCCGTCCAAAATCTGGTTCGGTCCTGGAAAAGGTCCTAGCGAAAGCGGCAGCACCCTCTAATGCCGCGAAAAAAGCAAAAAAACCAGCCAAATCTACACTTAAAAAGGCTAAAACCGCACCTAAGGCTGTAGGAGCGACGAAAAAGAAAAAGGTGATTAAGGATACCTCTAATGCCGCGAAAAAAGCAAAAAAATAACCAAATACCACGAATTGATTTGTATAATCCTGGTAATACTGAAAAAGCTGAGCTTTTATTTGAGCTGCTTGATGAGTATGGTATGACACTGCTTGAATGGCAGCGTTTGGTACTGCGTCGTTGGCTGGCTGAGGATGAGGATGGTAAGTTCGTCAATCTTGACTGCGGTTTGAGCGTGCCTCGCCAAAATGGCAAAACTGAGATTATTGTAGCGCGGATTATTTATGGTATTATTTTTCGCAAAGCTAAAGGTCTGTTTACTGCTCAACAGCAGAATACGGTTGATGTTGTTATTAAACGTGTGCAAGACTTTTTCTATGAAAATGAACACCAAGAAATATTCAATTTATTAACGCCAAGATTTCGTAAAAAACCAAGGAATTATAAGTTTATTGAATTTTTGAATGGCGCTGAGTATCATTTTTACACTAGGACGCGCATGGGTGGTTTGGGATCTACTAATGATGATCTGATATGTGATGAGGCTGCAGAGATGCTTGATTCACATCAATCAGCACTGGTGCCAACGACTGCATCAGCTAAGACAGGCAATCCTCAGATTATCTACGCTGGAACGCCACCAATGGCTGAAACTGTCGGTGAGGTGTTTGCTAGAAATCGACGAAATAAGCTGGAAGGCGCTGCTGGTGTTTGGACTGAGTGGGGAGTTGAAAAGATTACTGACGTACATGACAAGGAAGCTTGGTTAGACACTAATCCTTCACTAAATATATTTTTGCTTGAAAAGGTCATACAAACTGAAGCTGACAGTATGACGATAGATGATTTTAATCGTATGCGGCTTGGTTGGTGGGATGGTATTGATAATAAGCGAGCAATTAAACAGTCAGACTGGGATGACCTTGCTACTGAGAAACCTGACTTTGATGACGGCTTTAAGCCTGTATATTCTGTAAAGTTCCCCCCAAATAGAAGCTCGTGGTCCCTAGTAGTTGCGCAGCCGTTAAAAGATGGTCGTGTGCATGTCGAGGTGGTGATGAGCCGCCCGATGAGCGAGGGATTTCATCGTTTATCAAAATGGCTGATCGATCGTTGGAGGCAAGCAGCAGTGATTATACTTGATGGAGCGACTGGAGCGCCGATACTGTTTGAGGAGCTTACAAAGGCTGGCATCCCTAAAAAGCGTATCATCCTGCCGACTATGAAAGAGGTGGTGGCAGCACATCAGTTTATGAGAGATGCTATTGACAGAGCCGAATTATCTCACTACGACCAACCGCTATTGAATCAGACGGTCCGTATAACAAAAGAGCGGTCATTTGGTCGATATGGTGGCTTCGGCTGGGAGAGTATGACTGATAAATTATCAACCGCCCCGCTCGACGCTGCGACGTTTGCTTTTTGGGGGCAAAAAGTATTTCCGAAAAAACAGGTTACTGCTAAGGATAAAAAGATGAGAGCTGATCGTTGGCAGCAAGTGCTTGGCAATCTCGGTCAGTCCTAGAGTTTTCCACAGGTTTAACAAAAAATCTCTGACTTTTTTCATAAAAACCCTTGCATTTAGCTAAGTAGTTAGCTATAATAAAGATAGTTAAGAAATACTTAACTGGCGACTAAACGAAAGGAAGAAAAATGACTTACGAAGAATTCAAAAATCAAATGACTGGCAAGGCTGAAGCTGAAATTCTAGACTTTGTAAACGTAAACTCTGACTTATTCGAACTAAAGCAAGTTTATTACGGCACTTACGAACAGCTAACTACAGACGGCGTAGCTATCACTAAAATCGGTAGCGCTAACAATCATCAAGCACCAGCTCGCTTGATTGGTGAAGCTCGATTCATCACAAAAGAAAACATCGAAGCTCGCAAAGCTACAGAAAACATCAAGGCTGAAGATTTTATCGGCAAGAAAATCTGGGGCAACGAAATTGTAAACGCTGAATTAAAAGACGAAGCTATCGTTATCACTCTAAAAAACGGCAAAACTTACGGATTCAAAAACTTCGCTAAATTGGTTAGTCTAGCTGCTTAATTTTTATAAAAAAGTCCATAAAATGTATGTAAAACGCTTGCATTGTGTAAGCAACTTTGCTATAATTAAGACAGTCAAGCGAGGCACATTAACAATTAGAGGATATAACAATGAAACTAATCACAATAAAAGCTTTTATCGGAAGCAATAACAAGACTAAAAAGCTTGAGGTCGACAAGATAATATCAACTGTAAGTATTAACCACGAAGCTTTCACTCTCGACTATCCAGTCATCGGATGCTGGAGGGGCGAGGTAGAAGAAACAGCAGTACTCTATCTATCAGACGAACGTCAAAAGGTGATGAATACGCTCAATAAACTAAAAGAGGTGTTGGATCAAGAAGCAATCGCCTACCAGATAGAGAATAAGCTAAACTTAATATAAAACTAACGCCTCGCTTGGCGCTAAGGTCCTCTAAAAAGAAAGGAAAGACTATGCCAATAGTAAATCGAATCGTAAAAAAGAATGGCAAGATTATCAAATCTAAGGTTGAGATACCTGCACCAGTTTACAACGTCAGAATTAAACAGCAAGTGTATGAACGACTTGTAATGCTTGCCGCTGAAAACGGTCGTAGTGTAACTGGTGAGATAAACTACCGGCTTGAGCAATCGCTTAAAAAGTAGTATTATAGCTGGGCGATTGTTGTGATTAGCAGTCGTTGTTATATAGCGCTCTGTTTGTCAGAGCGCTTTTCCTTTTGCTAAAACAAGCCCCACCCTACCAAGCTCTTGAATTTGGCGTAGGGTTGATATCATCTGGCAAATCATCCCCCGGCATCTTTGCCCCCTTACGCCTGTTGCATATCCTGTGAGTAAGCTGTAGGTTATCTATGTCATAAGGCGAACCACCACGAGAAACTGGTATGATCTCGTCTAGCTCTGGTGACATCGGGCTACCTGCTGGCAAAGTCTTATCGACCTCACGTCCGCAGATGCCACAAGTATCTTGCATAGCATAAACTCTTTTGCGCAAATCCTCTCGCAGTTTTGGGAACTGTCGTCGTGGATCTTTAGCTGTTGCATACTTCCTACGCTGTGCCATAAACTTATTATAAAATAGTATGATACTTTTGTAAAAATATTGACATAATATAATTTTATGGTGGCGGGGAGGGTGTATATCCCGGTCCCAGAGGCGCCAAGCGCGGTGAGTGGGGCTATT